GTAACGGTGGTTCAGGCGTAGTCATTTTGCGTTATGCGGATACTTTTGCAGATTTGACCACAATTAGCGGCGGCCTTACTTACACAAAGACAACACCAACAGGTTACAAAGTTTACACATTTACAGCAGGAACAGGTACGGTGACGATATAATGGCTCACTATGCTTTTTTAAATGAAAATAACATCGTTACCGAAGTAATTGTAGGTAAAGATGAAACCGATTTAATAGACGGTTTAGCGCCTGAGGTTTGGTATGCAAATTTCAAAGGGCAAACTTGCCTGCGCACAAGTTACAACGGCAATATACGTTACAACTATGCAGGTATTGGCTACACCTATGATGCAGATGCAGATGCGTTTATTGCACCACGGCCTACATGTGGCCACACAGAGTTGTTTTTAAATCATTTATACAAATGGAATTGCCAGAGGTGTGAATTAGATGCTAACCAGTTATAACGGATGGCCTGCTAGTAAAGATCAGGCCGAGATAGGCGTAAAGCCATTTCCAATTAAAGGCACAGCAATTAAGATTAGGTGCGCCAAAGATGCCGGGCCATTACTTGCTGCATTTGCTGCAGAATTTCATGCGCTTATTGAGCCGATCGATGAAGGCAAACTAGATGATTGGGCGTATGCCTTTCGCATGGTACGCGGTACAACAGACAAATTATCGTGCCACAGTAGCGGTACAGCCATTGACCTAAATGCCACACAACACGCGCTAGGCAAGATCGGTACATTTCCAGCGGAAAAAGTGCCAATGATCCGCGCCCTGGCTAAAAAATATGGTCTTACATGGGGCGGTGATTACCGCAACCGTAAGGATGAGATGCACTTTGAGGTATCGATTACCCCAGAGCAAGCAAGAAAACTAACTACAAAATTAGGGCTAGACGGAGACAAAAATGCAGGAGCAAATTAAAGCAATAGCACTAAGTTATGGCCGCGCAGCGGTAGCAGCCGTGGCTGCGCTTTACATGGCAGGTGTAACTGATCCACGCACACTAGCCAATGCCTTTATTGCAGCCGCAATAGGGCCTGCACTAAAAGCCATCGACCCAAAAGCAAAAGAGTTTGGCATAGGCAGTAAGTAATGCACAGGCTGGTAGGGGCGGTGGCCTTATCGCTGCTCCTATCAGGGTGCGGCTATCAAGGATGGGTGAGATATGAGTGCCAAGAGTACGAAAACTGGGCAAACGCTGAGTGCCAACCGCCTGCCTGTGAAGTGGTGGGTACATGCACCCGGGATTTACTCCCAAAAGAAGTATATGAAGCGCCTAACCCCTGAGCAATTACATGCCAGGCTTATTGTGTTTATTGGATGCACGCTAGCCCTAGTGTTTGCTTTTAGCGTATTAGGCATGCTTTATGCCCTTATCTTTGTAACTCAACCTATTGGCAACCAAGCGCCTAATGATCGGGCGTTTATAGATTTACTTACCACGCTAACGATATTTTTAACAGGTAGTTTAGGTGGCGTACTGGCTGGTAACGGCCTTAAATCTAAGCCTAAACAACAGGATGAGGAAATAAAACCTTAGACTTTGGCGTGTCTAACCTTGCTTTATGTCGGTGCTGCGCTTTACCCTTTTAGTAATGGTTGGAAGGCCAGGATAAAACTAAACTAAGGGGCTAAAATGGATATGGAAATGTTGTTTGCGTGGGCTATGTTGTACACGCTAGGCGTGGCAGTTGTGTTTTACTCAATGGGAGTAACTGCAGGCCGTAAGGATGGATACCTACGTGGCCGCGCTGCAGGTATGCGCATTGGTGCAGATCGCCGGGTGTCTCAATGATTAACTTTGATGAATATGAGGATGTAAACGCTCGCATTAAACGCTTTAGGGCAGCACATCCAGTTGGTCGCATTGAAACCGACATTGTGGAGTGTGATCTAGTCAAGGGATACATCCTGGTGCGCGCTCGCATTTATCGTGAGCATGAGGATATTGTGCCAGCGGCCGTGGATTACGCCTTTGGCCATCAAGCCTTTTACCGTGAGAATATGAAACGTTGGTATGTCGAGGATACGACCACAAGCGCAATAGGTAGGTGCATCAGCCTGTTAATGCCAGTGGAAGCCCGGGCAACTAAACAAAACATGGATCAGGTGGAAAATGCGCCAATCGTAGATGTTTGGGCAACCGTACCTGCTAGCGAAGGCAGCGCCGTATCGATTGGCTCAGCCGTTGAAATGCTTAAAACCCAATTAGGTGGTGAGATTACCGAAACCGTGCCTACCTGTTCACATGGTAGGCGCATCTGGAAGGAAGGCGTAAGCACCAAAACTGGGAACGCCTACAAAGGATGGGTTTGTGCATCCCCTACAAAGCCACAATGCCCTGCAGAGTGGGTAAAGTAATGAGCGACCAAGCCTTTATGAACAGCATCAGGCAGTTGGAATTTGCTGTATCGATGATTGAAATGGTTTTAAAGCAGGCGCATGAGGATGATAAAGTATCGTTGGAATTTAGCGCCATCCGCATGAGTACCAATGCGATCCTGAAGCAATCCCAGGATAAAGATAAATGCCTGTTGCGTATACATCAACGCTTAAACAAGATAATTAGCGAGGTGAAGCCAAATGGGTAAATTTGTATTAGGGCGTAGATTTACAGGCATAAGGGTAGATAATTGCCCAATTAGGCAGCGTGGCGGTTTATGTTTTCATGATATTTACAAATCGGTGCGGCATGAAGGCATGACCAGTTACCTCAAAACCGTTGAAGGTTGTAATTTGCAACAGCCTAAAATTATTACACGCATAAAAATCGAGGCGATGAACCGTCAAGTGTTTAGACGTTACCGTTTAGGTAGAGAATATGTGGTGCTAAAAAATGGGTGAATTTGAGATAATCAACCTGAATACAGGCAAGCGCCTACGCGTTGAGAAAGACGGCACGGAATTGCGCGATGAGGTTGTGCCGCCTGCGATCGAGTGGTGCGACAAAGGCCAGCATTTTGCACCCAAACTACATGGCCAAGATGTGTACAACACCTTATGGATTTGCTTGGCCTGCCAACAATGAACCGCGTGGTGCTTGATTACGCGCAAGAGATTGAGGCACATCAAGTGGGGTTTGCCCGGGTTTACGCCCTTAAAGGCCGCCCCGATCATCCAGGCAGGTTTAACAAAGGCATTAGCCTGCATGAATTCATAGGTGAAAACGCTGAGGCTGTAGGTGCTGAGATGGCTGTGGCTCAATTCTTTGGGCTACGCAACTTTAAACCTACGCTCAACACCTTTAAAAATGAAGCAGATGTAGGTAGCAGGCTTGAAGTCAAATGGACTAAGTACGACAATGGCAGCCTAATAATCAACAAAACCGATAGGCAACAAGATGTAGCCGTATTAGTTACTGGTCGCAGCCCGGCGTATTACATAGCAGGTTGGATACCTGTGAGCATGGCTAGGCAGGCCTGTTTTCACCATAAAGGCCAAGATAATTACTGGGTTACTCAACGCGACCTATTCCCTATTAGTGATCTAAGGAGTAGCACACATGGCAACAGCATCGACTAATTGCCGAGTATGCAAGAAAATACAAAACCACAAAATAGTAACCGTTACCGACAACCTGCCGCCCGATGTACATGTGCTGGAGTGCATGGGCTGTGGGGTACTTGGTGTTATGTCTATACACATGCCTGTGGATAAAGATGTGTGAACAACCTATGAAACGATATTTGACTAGGGTGCTACGCTATGGTCGCGCTCGCGAGCCGCAACTGCGGATGGCTCGCCTGCGACTCACTACGCTATTGGGGGCGCTTACTGTTTTCACAGCGGCTTCTACAATACCTGCATATTCAAACGATACTGAGTTATATAAGTTATATGCACACATGAAAGTACTAGATGATAAGCAGTACAGATGCTTGGTTATATTGTGGCGTAGTGAAAGCAACTGGCGGCCAACAGCCCGGAATAGCAAAAGCACTGCATTTGGTATACCCCAACTGTTAAAAATGAAAGAGACTAATCCATTTAAGCAGATAGATTTAGGCCTTAAATATATAAGTCATAGGTATTCTGGTGATACATGTAAAGCATTGGCTCATCATAAAAAGCGAGGTCATTACTAATGAGTACCAAAGCAGGCAAC